TAGGCAGTCGAGCCTTGCGTGACCAAGAAAGCCACAGTCACAGACTGCCCCGTAGTCATGGCAGTGTTCAACGATGTACCGCTGGACGCTCTAAAGTTGACAGTCCAGTTGGCACTTGCGTTGCTAGTGTAGTACTGGACAGACTGGGTGGTGACATCGTAGTTGATCGTGCCTGTAGCCGCTGTTGCTGATACTGTTGCCACCTCTGCTGCGTCGTTCAGGACCATCGCAAGCACGGATGATGTACCGCTGAATGTCTGGGTGCCAGTGAAGGTCTGGGCTGTAGATAGACTTGCCACATCAGACAGGGTGTTGCTACCAAAAGCAATGGTCTTGTTGGTAAGCGTAGATGTTCCCGTCAATGTGACGAGGTTTGTCGGCGTGATGATGTCAGATAGGGTTGTCATGGCTTACTCCTGAGTGGGCCAAACGACAGTGTTTGGGAACCCTGCTTGTGCTGGCACATCACGCAGTGCTTGGCGGTATGGGGCATATTTATCTTTAGTGGCTTGGGGTGTATCAGCACCCTGAGTCCAGTCTGTTGCAGCTAGTTTGGCACTGCGCTCTGCTCTAACCTCTGCTGCTTTGCGGGTGTCTGAACCAGCATCCCATGCTGTTTTTTCTGCATCTCTCTCAGCCTGTTCTTGTGGCGTTAAATCAATCAGTATGCCGTTTATCATTTTTTGCTGTGTCATGTTATAGCTCCGTTATGGTTACTGTTCCACCAGTTAAATTCCCCGACGCCAAATACAAACCAAATGATGTAACACTTGTGGAATTTATAGAACCAAAAAATCCAGCGTGATATTGATATTCTTGATTTGATGAGCTATTAACCCTAGTACCCCAACCGTTAAGCGTTGTTCCAATGCTACCAAAACTTAAACTTATCTGACCAAACAATCTATTAGTGCCTGTTTGATTTAAAGCCCAACTACTAACGCTATTGTTTATGTAATTAAAATTTCCTGTGGTCGCTGTTGCACTTTGAACAGCACTAGTATTTATTATTATTTGCGACGTTTTACTTGCGTTTGTTGTGTTTAATTGGAGCGATAAAACTGCATCAGTATCAACTGAAATGCCTTCAATGGTTAAATCCAATCTTGTTCTATACGCAACACCAGTTGCAAATGCTACACTGGTCTGAGTTCCCAATGTTTGAACAATCTGACCCTTTTTAAGATTGGTATAGTAAAAACCAGTTCCATCGCAAACAATTAAAGCCGACTCTTGCGGCCATAAAACCCACGTAGTAAACGCAACACCATCACGGGTAATTGTTTCCGATCCACTAGGGTCTAAAGTAACGTATCCGGTTCCACTATTTTGGATGTAGCAAAACCACCCATTGCCAAGCGTAGCCGCTGCTGTAAATGTCTGGCTGAAGGTGCCGCTGGTAATGTCGATCAATTTGCTTACATCGGCTGTACCAAGAACGGTATCAGAGGTTCTTGCAGAACGCACAACCGTTGGGCTTGAGGAGATTGTTGTCCAACTCGGCAAACCTGACCCAGCACTCGTCAGCACCTGACCGTTAGTGCCAGCCGCACCAGCAAGGGTCAATGCTGTTGTCAAGTTAGCTGATGCAATGGTTGGCGCTGTCAGCGTCTTGTTGGTGAGAGTCTGTGTCCCGGTCAGCGTGACAGCCGTGCCGCCATTGCCGCCAATCTGTGCAAACACTTCCCAACTTGCTGTGCCAGAACTGTTGTAGACAAACTGAACAGACGCCCCGCTGATGTCGCAAACCAAGTCCTGCGCCACATCAGCAATATTGTTTCCATTGCGCCCTACGGTAAGGTTGTTTGTCCCCCAAGTACCCGCCGCATCAGCAACGATGACCTGATCTCCATTGGATGGAGACGCTGGCAGGTTAACCGTGAATGCCCCGGCAGTTGTGTTGGTCAGCACACCATCGTTATTTACGGCTGTGTAGTTGGATGTTTTAGTGGTGGTGTATGAGATGCCGCCCACTCCGGGGCCTGCAATTTGTTTTACAGTACCTGCCGTATTTTTAAAGTACAGTTTTTCGTCTGTGGTATTGAGCGCCAACTCGCCAGCAACAAGATTGCCAGCAGACGGTGTTGCCGCCGCAGTTGTGCTGAAGTACAGCGATATGGGTGTGTAGTTTGTCTGAGCCATAAATTTTCCTTAGAAAGTCCCACCAGCAACACCGTAAATTGTGCCAGTTCCGCCGTTGGCTATGGGGAGAATGCCTGTGACCCCAGTGGTGAGCGGCAGGCCCGTGGCGTTAGTCAACGTACCGCTGCTCGGCGTGCCCAGTGCGCCACCATTGACTACGAATGCCCCTGCTGTGCCTGTATTGACCCCTAGGGCCGTCACAACGCCTGTGCCGGTAGTCACGGTGCTTGGAGCAACTCCAGCGCCTCCACCGACCATTAAAGAATTTGCCGCCAACAATGCCGACGTATCCCAAGTGCTTGCGCTTGTGAAGTAGGGTACACCGCCGCTTGTTCCGGCAACCGTCAGGGCCAAAGTGCCACTTGTTGTGATTGGTGAGCCGGCCACCGAGATGATGCCGCCCGTGAATGACTGGGCAACACTGGTAACTGAACCTGTACCTGCCGCTGCCCAACTGCCATCGCCACGCCAAAAGGTTGATGCAGATGCACCAGTTCCGCTGTTTAGATTGGTAACGGGTAAGTTGCCAGTCACGCCCGTAGTCAGTGGCAATCCAGTTAGGTTGGTAGCAACACCGCTTGTTGGCGTACCCAACAATGGCGTCACCAAAGTTGGGCTGGTAGACAGCACTACGCTGCCTGTACCCGTACTCGTTACCACCCCTGTACCACCATTGGCCACGGCCAAAGTGCCGGCTAAAGTGATTGCACCTGATGTTGCAGTGCTTGGCGTAAACCCAGTGGTGCCGGCGCTGAATGTCGTTACACCACCCGCTGCGCCACTTGAGGCCAAAGTGATTCGGCCCTGCTGGTCAACCGTCAGGTTTGCGTTTGTGTAAGCACCCGGCGTCACTGCCGTGTCCGCAAGAGAAATTGTGCCCGTGGAAGTAATTGGGCCGCCTGTAAGGCCGGTTCCCGTGGCAATTGAGGTGACGCCAGAGCCTGACGCAAATGAAGTCCAAGCGCCGTTGTAACCCTCAAACAAGCCTGTCGTTGAGTTGTAGCGGATGTTCCCTAACGTAGATGTTCCACGCTGGCCCGTTGTTCCAGCCGGCACAACAACACCCCCGGTGCCGGGAATTACGGGGTCAGTGGCCAAGGAAATGGTTGGGTTGCCGCTTACGCCAGTCCCGTTTGCAACGCCAATTTGGCTTGCGGTGCCTGTTATCGTTGAGGAGGTGATGCCGCCCGCAGTTGAGAGTGTTACCAGTCCGTTAAAACTTGCGTTGGCAAAATTCAGCACCTGACCGCTCAAGGCAATGGTTGGGTCACCAGATACGCCAGATCCGTTGGAAACCGACAGCCCATTGCCGCTAACGGCTATAGAACGGTTTGTAAGGTCCGTAGAAGACGTTTTTACTTGGAACCCAGTACCTGAGTTCACTAAGGACAACAAAGCGCCTGTGGTGCTTATATTGAAGAGCCCTTGCGCTCCACCGTCCGTTATTGCCAAGCCATTTGTTGCACCTACATACCGGCTGTTGGCCAACTGAGGCGTCTGGCTGACAGTCAGGTAAGTGTAAGGTTGCGACGGGGAGCCGGAGATGGCACTGGCGGTGGTCTGCACCGTCACGCCATTTTGGACGACTGGGACCGCTTCCGTGCCCGTAATGGCACCGGCCGATGGCAATTGGAGGATGGTTACTTGTGCGGACATTATGTGCTCGTGTTGTCTGGCGGGTTTGGTGCAATAGTGTCCCTGTTCCCGGTAGATGTTGGAGTCTGGGTATTACCCTCAGTCGAGATCTGATACACGCTGGTCTCGCCGCCCGTGATCAGATAGTTGTCGCCGGCATCAATTGGGAGATCGGGGCGTGGAAACCTAATCGTTATTCTTTCGGTTTTGCGAGCCGGCAGACGGTAAGGGTCAAGCTCATCTGCACAGCCCTCGTTGCATACCCTCAGACCCGGAAAGTTGGGGTCGTTGCGCATCACAGCATGCGGACGCTTCATCTTGCAGCGGTCGCACACCGCAATTGCGATGTCAGAGTATCCGAGGGTGTCCAGAAAGATGGCCATCGGTCACCTTGTGTAAACGCTGATGTTCGGAGCAAAGTAGATTGGCGACTTGTCGCGCTCTTCCTCTTCGGCCATGGCAAGGTACTTTGCCGCCTGACCCTCTAGGTACTGAACGCGGGCCATGTCCACGCCGGGCAGCTCAAGGCTCATCCGGTGAGCCAGCATCATCACCACGGCCTCGTACCAGCGCTGTGGGACCTCTAGCTCGCCGTACAGGTCGCCCACGTCCATGATCTGGCGTGAGTACCAAACAACCATCTGGTAGAAGGCGTTCTGGGGTGTTGGCCAAAGAACAATCTCGCTCTGCGGAATGGTCCGGTTAAACCAAAACTGGAACGGCTGGTTGGCCGTGAAGTTCTTGTTGGGCAGATTTGTGTAATCGTCGCGGTTCAGGCGAGACATGGTGATTTCGGTGCTGTTGTTGCCAAAATACAACTCTCGCAGGCTCAGAGTGGTCCCGCTGTAGGCCCGGATGCGGTAGTACGGCACGGTCTGGCCATTGACAATGTCGGTCCAGATCCACTCGTTGTCCACCACGGTAATGGACCCAAGATCAACCAAAGTCGCCCAAGTCACGTTGTCAAGCGAGTATTCAAGGATGAATGATTTTGTGCCGCTGGAGGCCGGCAGAAAGCCAATGGAGCCAATAAAAATTGGGTTGGACGGGCCAAAGTTGACAGCGATGTTGCCGTTAGCCGAGGTCTGGGTGCAGATCGTGTCCACGTCACCGTCATAGACGTTGCCAACCGTTCCGCCGGCCGAAGTTGTGTAGCTGCCGTCAGGGCGGTTTAGGTAGCGGTACAGGGCGTTGAGCACGTCATTGCCGCCCAAAGGGAGCAGGTACGTTGCGCGGTCAGGCGAGAAGCCGTAGACCTTCTTGCTGATGGCCCAATACTGGATGCCAATGTTAATCAGGTTGGACAACAGGAAAAACAGCGACTCGCGGGAGCTTAGGACCTGCTCAGAAGTCAATTCTCCAGCCAACTTGCCACAGCGACGTGCGCCGTGATCAATCAGCGTTTGGACCGTTATGACGGTTGTACCTACAGATCCTGAGTACGCCATATCAGCACTTCCATCTGTTTAAGGCTGCCGCTTTGCGTGTTGGCTTGCCTTTTTCATCCTTCATCGGCCCCGGCATACCGCTCATTCGGGCGCAAAATGAATCTTTGCGTGAGCCACCTTGAGGTTGCGGAGCCTTGAGGTTTGAGCCAGTCTCTCGATTGTACTTCTCGCGACCTTTTTGTGTAAGACCTGCGCCTTGTTTTGTTGGCAATTTTTCGCCACGGCTAACAGAAAGGTTTGGCCCACCTTCTTTAAATTTTTTACCTTTATCAGCATTGGCAAACTCTTTGCCCACCTTTTGAGGGATGCCCACCTTCTTGGCAAACTCCGGGTTGTGCGCAACCGCCTCCATGAACTTGTGTTGAGCAGGAGATTTGCTTGGCATGGTTAGTCTGGGTTCTTGATGTAGATGCCTTCAAATTCAGCAGACACATTAGAAGCCCCTGCTGAAGCAATTGCTCTAATTTCAATGTCTGTCTTTTCAGCAAAAACAAGAGGGGTGTGCAAATCAAGAATGAAGTCACCATTACCAGCAACCCTAGCCGAAGTTTGTTGTCTAAAAACTCCGCCCAATGGACGCTGATTCATTTGAAAGTTTGTCCAAGTATTTGCGGTTGCGTTTCCAGATGTGTAGAAAACTCCCATCAAATACAAGGTGTACCCAGCAGGTACAGTCCAAAATGCCATTTGCGTTTGGTTTGCACCAATAGCAACCATGCCGTATATGTTTGCAGGGACGCCAGAAGTAACAGTGCCAGTGCCAGCGTAAATAGTTCCTACGGCAGTTGCACCAGAACCCGCTGTGGTTACATACATACGAGAAATACGCAAATAACTGTTGCCAGTGTTGACTGCTGTTTGCCCATCTAAAAGGACAGACTCGCTAATTTCGTTGTAATTTGCATCAAGACCAAAAATAGCAATTGATCTTGCGCCAGTGCCAGCCGACGCGTCATCCGCGCTGGAACTAGAAATTTTCATAACAGTTGCGGAGGCAGGATACACATATGTTCCACCTTGCGCCCAAACTGTTTCAATAGATGTACCGACATCGCCATTGATGCCAAACTTAAATAAGGCTTTGTGACCATCAACTTGCCCACGGGCTACTTGCAGTTCAAATGGCTCATACGCACCTTGGCGCGTTGCGGAAGAATAAGTTCCCATTTCTTTCTCCAATTAAAAGCGGGGGCCGAAGCCCCCACTTAGACTCAGCAATTCACCGCACCACCGCGCTTTTTTGCGGGAGTAACGGTAACTGACTCTTTCGTCTTGGTCACGCTGTCAGCAGTCTTTTTGGGCATGAAGAAGTTTTTTGCTTTACTCGCAAGTTCTTTCACCATGCCCAACGGGTTCAGCGCATCCTCAACGTCACGGCTGTACTTTGGCGCTTTGTCATAAGCGCCTTTGGACATGTCTTCCAACTTTTCAGAGGAAGAGCCTCCACCATTCATTTTTACCGTGCCACCACGCTTAAATGTTCCAGCAAGCTCGTTAATCCTTACAGGCTTGGAGGCCGGTTTGTTGCCTTGAGGCATTGCGACGGGACGGCCTGAGTTAACAGTACCCCCCGCCGCGTAGGCTTTTTTTGTGGCACCACCTTTTTTGTAAGCGGCAGACATGCTGTTATTCATCATGCCATCATCCATCATCCCGGATCCGGCCATTCCGCCGTCCATCATGCCTTTGATCTTGCCGCCCTTTTTGAAGCCGCCAGCATTTGACTTGGCAACTCCACCGGTGGCAAAACCAGCTTGGCCGTTCACTACGCCGCCAGTGGCCATCTTGCCGCCGTGCTTCAGCTTGAGAGTAGTGCCTTTGCCGCCCTTATGCTCTTGCATATCGTGCTGCTTAAAGGCCTTTTTGACCATGGCCTTGTCTTGGTCCATGTCAGCCTTGCCACCTTTTTTCATTGGGGCGGATGGCATAGGAGGCGGCATTGAGGCTTGCATTTGAGCAGCGCCACCAACCGGACCAGACGGGCCGGCACCGGACGGCAGGCCGCGCATGGCACGTCGGCGCATGGCCAGAGACGGGCGCATAGGAGCCTTGGCACCCATCATGCCGCCACGAGCAGGCATAGCGCCCATAGGAGCGCCCATCATGCCTCCGTCAGCCTTTTTGGCTACCTTGCCACCCTTTTTGAGTTTCAGCTCAACTGAGGGCTCTGTGGTCTCCATCTTGACCATTGGTTTAAATTGACCCATGTCGCTCTCCTTATGCTTGTGTGACGCCAAGAGCGCCAATACGGGTTGCATTCGGGCCTGCCGCTATTGCTGGCAGGGCTATTTCCATCACAAGGCGCTTGATGCCGTCAGCCGCCGAGGAGGGGAGGTAAGTACCGCGCACATCACCAGTCGTGGTGGTGGCCGTCAGCGTGGCAGCGGCAACAAAAGTACCAGCATCTTCGGCTAGGGTGTTGTTCCAGCCTGCACGAGTGATGTACCCGGCATCAGTGATGCGCAGTGGCGCACCCAAGATGTCGGTTGTGCCCACCGCAACGGTTACCACGCTTGCCCCAGAAGAGACAACACTGGAGATTTGGAAGAAGGCTTTCTTACCACTGACAGTCGTTGATGCCACCGCCCCTGTTGCAATCACCTCGCTCATGGCCTGACCGTAGTAGTCAAAACCAGAAACCGTGATGTTGACAGTGGTCGGGGAGCCAGCGCCTGTGGTTGTAGAAACGGCACGAGGGCAGTCAAGTTGCAACACTGTAGTACCACTAGCTGTGGTCACTGACGTCACACCTGCACCTGCGGCCAGCGTGAGCGTGGTAGCAGTTGTAATGACTGCGGCAACGATGTTGGTTGTCAGCTTTGCTTGTGGAACAGCGTCCCAAACGTAAACTCGACCCAGTGGGCCGACGCCTACGCTCATGGTAGATGGGTTTTGCAACAGTGCATTCCCAGAACCAATGATGGTGGCGCTTGCCACGGTTTGTGAGGCACTGACGGTGTAAGTACCTATACCGCCAGAACCCGTACCGAACGCGGTGATGTAGGTGCCGTTGGTGAGTGACGTTGAACTGTCAAGGAACATGCCCACAAAAATTGGGTCACCCGAAAGCATAGCGGTGACGGTCAATGTCGTGGTGGCAATTGAACCAGTGAAAGTTGAAACAGCCGGGTAGGCATCCGCGCCTTGATAGGTAATTGCGGAACCCAAGAAAAGGTCATCTGAAAATTGCGGCATGGTCTGCTCCTTGAAAAGTTTGACCAATGTTAAAAAAAAGGGCGGGGTTTTTACGCCCGCCCCGTTTGGCGTTAAACGCCGGGCGTACCGTACATTGCACGCGGGTCGGTGAACCCGGGGATGTAACGCTCGGTAGCCTTGTAGCGCATGGAGTCGGTCTCAAAGTCGCCTTCCATGGTCTTCTCCAGCTTGCGACGCATCATGAGCTTCATGCCCTCGGGAGCGTCGGTCTGGACCCAGAACGCGGTGGCGCTCGTCAAGCGGCTGATAACGGCAGCGCCTTCGTCCAGCAAGCCGATGGACTTGACAGGATTCAGGTCGTTGTTGGCCGAACCAGACCGCAGGACGCTCTTCAACAGAACTTCGGCTTGGAAGACGTTGCCCGGGGCGACCACCAGTTGGCGGGGCACCAGACGGATCTTCTTGCCGTTGTTGTCCACAGCTTGACGGACTTGAATCAGCATCTGCTCCAGACTGGTCTGGCTCAGGTTAGCGGCCGTGGCCAACTGGTTGCTGAATGTCCCGTTCACGATGGGGTGAGCAGTGCTGATTAAGGACACGCCGTCGCCACCGGGGTAGCTGGAGTTGAACGCACGGTTCAGGATGTTCGCGCACAGAGTCTCTTTCGTCTCGATCAGAGACTGAGCCAAGTGACGAGCATAAACCTGCCCGATACGGATGTGGTCGCCATCTTCAACCAGCACTTTAGTCAACGCGAAGGCCAAGCCATACACGTTGTAAATATAGCGCTGCAAGAAGAGCACGCCGCCCTGTTGGTAGCTGACGGGAGTACCGTCAGGCAACTGAGGAGCCGCGCCAAAACCGTACAGGACGGGTTCTTCGTGGTAGTTGCGGGGAATACCGTCCTGCTCACGGAAAACCCGTGACCATTCATCGGTACGTTGGTCATAGACTCCATCGAAGCACTCGTTCATGATTGGTTCAACGATGCTTCTAAAGTCCGTACTGCGCATTGGTGCTGCCATGATTGGACTCCTTAGATGGCGTTAATGTTTGCAACGAACTGACTGCGCGAGACTTGTACTTGCACTACTGTGTAAGCATCGCCCCAAGCGTTGTCAACGCCGTTAGAAAGACCGATGATACGCATATCACCGACCGCGCTTGACCCCGCAAGGGAGGTGGAGATCGTGCATTGCGACAGTCCAATGGTCGTAGAACCAGCGGAGATGTTCGTAAAGTTTGCTTGATCGCCAATCGAGGTTTGAGCCAAGCTACCGTCTGCTTGAATGTCGTAAACGATATTCGGGTCAGAGTAGTAGTAGGTCACTTCAGAACCAGTTTGGTACGCAGTGTTTGCGGTCCATTGGTTGCTGACAATACGACGGCCGGTTGTATCAGTGTACTCATGACCAGCAAAAGCGCCTTGGTAGGCGCTGCCGGCAACAGCAGCAATGATGTTTCCAGACGTGTTAAGAGCCACAGGTTGGCCCTTCAGAATTCCGGTTGAATAACCGGAGGCAATACCGCCAGCAAGCGCCACAGCGCGATCCAGACCCGATGGGTGGAACGAAGGACGCAGGCCGAACGGAGCAGAGGTTGCACTCATATCTAACTCCTTTGTTAAGTCCTCACCCGTAAAACACGGGCGTTTGGACGTTTCGGTTCAAATTGCCAAAGCCTTCACCTTCAACACTTCCCAGACTCTT